GGGGCAGTTGCAGTTTGTTCAACTACGTCGATAACACGGATTGGTATAGTGGCAGTAGTACCAGCACCAGTCAATGTCACAGCAAAAGCTGAGTTGCCAGTATTAGTATTACCTGCGTTCAATACCAAAGCAACGTTAGAACCGACATCAGCGCGGCTCGCAGTACCCATAGTTGTACCAGAGGTAACAACGGCTACTTTGAACAAAGCTTGTTGGTCGTCCACAACGTAAACGTAAGCTGGGTTAGCAGCTGTAGAAGCCGATGCAGGGATGTATTGACCTTGAACGGTTTGACCAGACGAATTAACGTACTGACCGCCCACGGAAACGCCAACGATAGTTCCAGCGTTAGTAGAAGTTGATTTAATCAAATAACCATCAGCGTTGATTTGAACGGTATCGCCATTGAAAATAGCGGTGCCGAAACCAGCAGCAACAGGAATTTGGCGGATTGCACCAGCATAGGGTTTACCATCAAGCGAGTTGATGGGCTCTAGGCCGTAAGGTGCCGAAACGGTAGGAAATGCCATTTAAGACTCCAATAAAAGATTAAGAACCAGAACCAAAAGCTGTGCCACGAGACACATTTGATTTTTTCTCAGTAAAAGTCGGCATGCGTGGGTCGCTAAGACCCATGAACTTCGAATCTACAGAGTCAGTTTGAGCTTGTGCTTGCATCGCAAAATAAGCATTGCGTTCTTGCACAATCTCAAGTGGGCACGCGCATAACATCAAGCCCCCGACTTCCACATTGCCACTGGCATTACCCGGAATTTCTAGTTCTGGATAGTCCTCGGCTCTGACAGCTTCCCAACCTTCGCGTCGTTTTTTAGACACGTTAGTGTGTAGAGATTCACCCAAAACAGATGTTGCAATCCAACGGTGAGCAATACCCGGACGTGGGTCTGGGTCTGGCAAAACTGAAGCAGGACGCCACCCAACGCGTTTGATAGCGTCGCGGGTTGTTTTAGTACGTGCGGTGCGGTCGATTTCAGCCATTATTTATTCTCCATTGCAGCTACATGTTTTGCGTAAACTTCTAGGGGAACACCTAGTCGTTTGGCGAGTGATACTTGCGTTTGAGTCAAGCGAATTTTTTTCGCAGACGTCACACGATTTGCAGGCGCAACAACAGTTGCGGGTTTGTTTTTGGGGGTGTCCCGAACAGTTGGTTCGTCATCTGAATCAGACTTAAACCTGTTGGGGAATGTGCGACGCATGTTGTCGTCGATTTGAGTAAAGTACTCATCGGTGCGAGCAAAGTCTTGCCCGTATTTGTCTACTAATTCTTGATGCAACCCCATCGCATAAGCTGACATGGCCTTTTCCTTATCGTCACCGAACCAAGGATTCCGATCTATCCATGCGGATGTCTTCGGGTCCAGCTTGGGTGCCGCAGGTGCGGGGGCTGTTTGAGCGGACTGTACAACATCATTCTGCTGTTGTAAAGGGGTAGGCTTGAAATTTTGTGTTTGCTGCACTTTCATGCCCGCAAGCATCATTTCTTCCTGTGCGGAAGCAAGAGCCTCAGAATCCCCTGCATCGTACGCCTGCTTGAGTTTGGACTTGGCATTGTCGAGTTCTATCTTTGCCAGCGTCTGGACCTTTTCCATGTACGCCTTTTCGCCACTTTGCACGTATTCTTGCAAGCGGCGGTTCTCGTCAACGAACGACTGGGCTAACTTTTCAAGTTCTTGCTTTTCTTGTATAGCCATTTGCTTTGCACGCTCTTCGTCACGGCGTGCATAGGTCAGTTTCTCAATACGCTTGCGTACATTTGACGAATACGAGTCCAATTCCTCTTCTGTAGGGTCTTCTACATGCTTGTTCTTGGTGTCGTATTGCGTCTCTGTGGGCGGGGTATCGTCAACAATTTCAATCTCAGGTTCTTGCTTTTCAACCTTTTTATTTACTTTTTCGGGTTCTTGACCCTCAATTTCAAATTCAACCTTGGTTTCCGTATCATCGTCTTTGACGTTGACTTGTACTTCGTCTGGGAATTTAAACGTATCGCCTTTAAATCTTGACATAACTATCTCCTTAAGCGCGGCTTATGCCACGGGGGTCTTGCACGGTTGCTTCTACTTGGTCATCATTAAGCAAGCGGAATTCTTTGCCGTGAATCTTTACACGTGTTCCCGCATACGGGCGCGTCAAAACGAAATCACCTGCCTTACAGCGGGGTCCACTAGGGAATTTAGTTTCATCTTTGTAGCATTCGGGGCCAAGTTCCATCACATATAAAACAGGCGAGGTCATCTCATCTGCTCTACGGGTGGCTTCAGCGCGAATGATGTTTGAGCCTTCAAACGTCTCAGGCACATCGATTACTGCCGCCAACAGCATCCAACCTTGTGGGTTTGGCAACTGTTTGGCTCTGTCTTCGAAGGGGATGTCTTCAACTTCTTTCTCAGAAATTGCTGGTACATCAGGTATGGCATACATGCCGGGTTCTAGCGTGAGTTCACTCATCGTTTTTCTCCATCGTTTCCGCGAGGTCGATTAAATCCCTCTCTGCATAGGCCAGTCCCTCGATCACCCCACAGAGTTTTTGGTATTCACCAAAATCAGCGCACTTGCCCGTAGCCACGTTATCGGCTAGTTCGTTCATGCGTTCGCGAAATTTCTTTCGCAATATTTCAAGTTCTTTTATCAATCAGTTTCCTTCGGTTGTTGCGCCTTTTGTTGGGCGGATTGTTGTTGCATCTGTGCTTGGTTTCTAGCCACTTCAGCACCTATACGCAAGCCTTCGGCTTGTTGTTTAGCGGAGAGATTCATCTTGTCACTCTCAGCCTTTGCGCCAGTCTGCATACCAGCGATTCGTTCTTGGGCAGCGATGCGTTCGCGCTCGATGTCGAGTTGATCTGCTTTCGCAGCCGCATCCATCTGTAGTTTCTTCTCGGAAATTTCGACCTTCTTGCCTTCCAACTGCAACCGTGCTTGTTCGATCTGAACGGCTGGGTCTTGTGCTTGTTGTTGGGCTTGCTGTTGAGCAACCTCTTTCTGGTTGTTTTGTAGCAACTGTTGTGCGGCTTGTGCCACCAACGGTGCGAGTTGCGCTTCCACTTTCGGGTCCAACGGTTGGTCTGGTGCAGGCAGTGGCACTCCCAACTGCTCTTCGACTTGTTGGCGGTATGCGAACCCAAGGTGTTCTGCGATGTGTGCGTGTGCCGCCGCCATCAACATTTGCGCCTGCGGATTCTGACCTAACACTTGTGCAATCTTGGGGTCTTGCATCGCCGCCATGTGAACAGCGATGTGGGCTTTGTGGTCTTGGGCGATAAACGCTTTGACTGGCTTGCCCTTGATGATATTCATGTTCTCTGTGACTGGGTCAACTGGCCTCATGTCATCTTCCAACGGCACAAGTTTCTCGGCATGTTTAATACCCAACACATTTAACATCTGACGATGCAACTGTGGTAAGTCATAAATCTGTGGTGCCTGTTGTGCCATCTGCATGACGGCTTGGTACTGAACCACACGCTGACTCATGGTCGCGGCGTTGGGGTCACTTACAGGAATAACTTCTACCTTGTGGTAGTCAGACTCTTTGGCTTGTGCGCCACGTGGGCCATCGGCATCGTACGAATAGTCTGGGTCTGTGTAGTCGCGGATGATGCCAGCCAAGAGTTTCAATTCTTGTTTCAAGCTGTAGTGCAGTCGAGCCTGTACAGCAGACATCACCTTTAACATGCGCTCAAGGATAGCAAGCGTAGTTCCCACGGGCGCGTTCGCGCTCATGTCACTCACCTTCATATCAGCGACCGCCGCAAATCGACGTGCGTCATCAACGATTTGATTCATCAATGCCAACAGCGTTTGGCTTGGCTCTTTGTATGGCAGGTTGACGATGTTGTCTTTTAGTGTGCCTGATGTGATGTCCACATCACGGTATTCGCCCGGTGCGATGGGAGTGTCATCCCCTTTGATACGCAAGCCACGGGTCTTCAAACCGCCGGGCAAATTAGACAGCGTACCCGCATCAACCAACTGGCGTGTAAGAGATGTTGCGCTCTTAGCGGCACCACCAATTAAGTGAATCAAACCAAAGCCATACGCTCCGAAGCCGGGTATGTATTGGTAATGCACGAAGTGTTGGCGTGCTTTGTGTAACTCGTCGTTCTCTTTCCAGTTGCGGCGGACAGACAAAATTTCTTTGGTGTCTTTGACCATCGTGATGACGTATGGCAGTGCGATGCCTGTCTCTTCACCATCTTCGTCTTTATCTTCAAAGCCGGGCAAGTCAAGTTCAACGTGCATCTCAAGCAACTGAAAGCGGTCATCGTATGACGCGCTAAAGCCTGTCTCTTTGTCTTTGGCTTTCTGAATCTCGTCAACTGTTTTGCTTGGTTCACCCAACTCGATGTCGCGATAGAACCCTGCGTTGATAAGACGCTTAATCTCGTTTTCGCTTTTGCGCATGCGGTGTGTCACACGTGGCGCGAGTGTCATCTCAGACGTTCCGTACGGCAGAATTACATCTTCTGCTGGTATGAACATTGATACTTGGCGACCCAACGCTGGGTCGTAGTACACCTTCTTGAATGCTGAACCTGATATGGGCAAGTTCCACAACATCTTCTCATGCTCTGGGCGATACTCAACCATGACTTCAGTCAACTGATAGTTCATGTCATCTTGCACGCGCTTGGCGGCTTCTTCTTTCTCGCGGGTGTCTTTGCCAATGATTAGAGTCTTCACAGGCCCCATCGCTGGGAAAGTTTCCATGATGGTTTCAGATTGGAAGCGAACAACTGCTTCTGTCAACATGGGGTGGAACACACCACACGCGCCGTTCCACGGCTCAGTGCGCTCTTCGTACTGCAAGCCCAGAAGTTTTAAACCTTCTGTATAAGTCTTCTC